CGTCAACTCTGCATTGCCGAGGCGCTCACGGACCTCCTCCAGGGCCGGGCTGGATACGCGCGCACGGCTGGCGCGGGTGAAAGCGAACGCGAAGTGGCAGGCCGCGGCATCAACGACTTGCGGAAGCGCGTGTACGTCTCCCACGCCCGCAAAGCACGAACGAGGGCGGTGTAGCCATGCGCCTCGACGTATCCACCAGGTCCAGCGGCCCGATGTTCGACGGGCGTGCTATGCGTGCTCTCAACGCCTACGTCGACCACCTGGAACGCCGCCTCGCCGACGAGGGCCTGAACATCCTCCGCGGCGAAATGCACCGCGTGTTCCGGAACCCAACCGGCTACTACGAGTCCCGCTGCAAGGTCGTCGACGGCAACACCATCACCGACTCCCGTGTCGTGTACGGGCCGTGGCTGGCTGGCATCGGGTCCCGGAACTTCCCGGTGACGAAGTTCAAGGGCTACGACCACTGGATCGTCACCCGCGACAAGCTCAACGCCCGCAAACAAGGCATCGGCGAACGGCTCCTGCGCCGCTACACGGGACGGATGTGAGCGGCCGTGACCCTGAACCTCAGCACGTACCGCGACATCCTCACCTCCCACGCACAGGCCACCGGCCTCTTCGGGGAGGTCCTCGGACACGAGCCGATCTCCGCGCCTGGCTCCGGGCTGACGGCCGCGTTCTGGGTGTCCCGCATCGGCCCTGTTCCGGCCGGCAGCGGACTCAGGTCGACGACTGCTCGCCTGGAGTTGATGGCGACGCTGCTAGAGCCTGCGGACACGGAACCGGCTGACAGCGTGGACGTCGACATCGTCGGCGCCGTGGACGCTCTCCTGACCGCGTATTCCGGGGACTTCGAGCTCGGCAGCAACGTCCGCATGGTCGACCTGCTCGGCGCATACGGGACGCCGCTGCAGGCGGCGTTCGGCTATACGCGGTTCGCGGGTGGCACGACGTATCGGGCGGCGACGCTCACGATTCCACTGATCATTAACGATGTCTGGGGCCAGGTGGCGTAGATGGCAATCAGCAACGGACTCGGCCAGGCCTTCTACTACGGCGGCTACGACCTCTCCGGTGACACCGGGTCGGCGGACGACATCGGCGGCGGCCTCGTCGGAACGCAGGACGTCACCACCATCGACCTGTCCGCGTACAAGCGGATCGGGCTGCTGCGGGATGGCCGGATCTCGTGGGGTGCGTTCTTCAACGACGCGACCGGCCGCGCCCACGAGCGGCTGTCTGCGCTGCCTACGGCGGACCGGCATCTGATGTGGGCCACTGGCAGCGCCATCGGCGACCCGGCCGCGTGCATGGTCGGCAAGCAGATCAACTACGACCCGACAAGGCCGCAGGACGGTTCGCTGACCATTGCGGTCAACGCGCAGGCCAACAGCTACGGGCTGGAGTGGTGCGACCTGCTGACGGCCGGGGTGCGCACGGACACGACCGCAACGAACGGGTCGTCACTGGATCTGGGGACGGGGTCGACGGCGTTCGGGTTGCAGGCTTATTTGCAGGTGATCGCGTTCACCGGGATGTCAGTGACGATCAAGTTGCAGGAGTCCAGCGACAACGGCGCCGGAGACGCGTGGGCGGATGTGACGGGCGGAGCGTTCACGGCGGTCACGGCCGCACGAACGACGGAGCGGATCCAGACGGCGCGCAATCAGACGGTGGAGCGGTACCTGCGGGTCGTAACGACAGGCACCTTTTCGAACGTGCAGTTCCTGGTTGCCGTGAACCGCCCTGACGTGGAGGTGCTGTTCTGATGGGCCAGCCGTTTCGTCCTAGGGATCCACGGATGCCGGTGGAGGCGTATCAGACGTGGTCGGTGAAGTCGCGTCCGGACAAACGGATCGTGGCGGTGTGCGAGCGGGTGGGTTGCCGGGCGTGGCGTGAGGGCTGGGAGTCCGTCATCGACGAGTCCACCCAGCTTGGGCGAGAGCAGGCGGCGTTCATCCGCGGGTCGAGGCGCACGTTCCGGGAGCAGAAGACCGCAGTGGGTCTGACGGTGTTCCGGTTCGAGCCGTATCAACGCTGCTTTGCCGACCACCAGACGATGCCGGAGAAGTACCTCGTGCGGGGCGGCGACTGCCGGGCGGCGGTCGGCAAGGTGCGGGTGCACACGCGGGCGTCGGACTGGATCGAGCACGTGCAGGAGCACATGGGACGGCTCCTCGACGAGCGGGCGAAGGGGAGCGCATGACCGAGGTAGGGCAGTGGCGGCTGATCGTCGACGGCGACGACTACACGGGCGAGTTCCAGGGCCTGGACGTGAGCATGCCGTCGGTGGTGCACGACATCCCACATGACGACGGCAAGGGACAGCGCCGCGTCCTCGGACCGGCCGGGATGGCGTTCACGATCAGCGAGCCCAGTGATCGGCTGGTTGTGCTCGTTGACGGCGGGCGGCGCGTGTACTGGGTCAAGGCCGCCTACGACTGCGGGGAGAGCTTCGAAACGCTCTCTGCGTTGATGCAGTTCCACGACGCGTGGACGGACCGGGATGGGACGCGGAAGGCGTTCGCCAGCCGCTACGTGGGTCCGCACGATCGGACGCTGTGGATCACCGAACCGAAGATCAAAGCAGGGGGCCAGGCTGACGCTGCTCCCAGTCGTCGAGGAGGAAAGTAGTCATGGCGATCGAATCAGGCCTCGGGTGGACCACGTTCAGCGTGGACGACAGCGGTGGCACGGCGCGGGACATCCGCACGTCCACCTTCAACCTCGACTGGACGATGCCGCGCGGCGTGCAGGACATCACGGCACTGTCGCAGTCCGCGATGGCGCGTCTGCTGCTGCTCGCTGATTTCTCCGGCACGTGCGCGGGCGGCTTCGACGACGGCGCGAACCTGGCGCACGTGGTGTTCAAGACGGTTTCGTCGACGTCGGTGAACCGGACGATGAGCATCGTCGTCTCGGGTCAGACCCTGAACAACGAGGTGATCTGCACGGACTACGCACTCACTAGGGCGCAGTCGGGCGAGTTCACGTGGTCGGTGCCGTTCCAGCTTGCGGATGGGAATGTGCCTACTTGGTCTTAGGTCCATGTCGGGCTAAAAGTCCGCTAGTTGACCGATAGGATATCCAAGTCAATACGACTAGGAGGCCAGGTCATGAGCGGCGCAACGTCCGGCAAGTTCACCGTCAAGTCCTGCGGCAAGGCACACGCTTGGTGCCTGGAATGCCGCCCCGAGCAGGCAGCCGCACTACGGAAGCCCAAGCGACCGAGGAAGGAGCACGACAAACCATGCAGGAACTGCGGGAGCTGCGACGCGTGCCTCGGTCTCACGGCGCCGGAGGGCATGAAAGTCTGCCGGGACTGCCGGGACACAAAGCCGCTGTCCGCCTTCGCCCGGCGCAACGACACGGGCGGCTACCGCAACCAGTGCATGCAGTGCCGCAACAAGGGCATGACGGCAGGCAGCTGCGAGGGGTGCGGAAAGAAGTTCACTCGGCACTCGCCGGGTCGCACACACTGCGCGGCATGTCGTCCTGCGGTCACCAAGCCATGTGCCCGGTGCGGCACCGAGTTTGTGGGTTCGATGGAGCAGCGCCGCTACTGCTCGCCCGAGTGCCGCGATGCAACGATCAACGAGCAGCGCAAGGCCGCTCACCGCAAGGTGCGCATGGAGGCACTTCGCGCCTACGGCGGCGAGACGCCAGCCTGTACCTGCTGCGGCGAGAGCGTGCTTCAGTTCCTCGCCCTCGACCACATCAACGGCGGTGGTCACGCGCAGCGCCAGGAGACAGGCGGGGGCGGCTTCTACGGCTGGCTGCGCCGCCACAACTACCCGGCCGGGTTTCAGATCCTGTGCCACAACTGCAACTTCGGCCGACAGATAAACGGCGGCACGTGCCCGCACCAGGAGGAATGACTATGGGCTTCCGCGAACCGAGCACCATCAAACTCACCTTCGAGCCCGGCGACGAATACCACGGCCTCGAAGTCCACATGCGCGGCATGAGCATCGCCGACTGGCTCCAAGCAGCAGGCCTCGACGGTGGTGACGGAGACGACGCAGCCGCCACCATGAAGCGCTTCTACACCCACCTCGTCGCCTGGAACCTCGACGACCCCAAAACAGGCGAACCCGTCCCCGTCGAGGACGCACCCAACCGGGACTCCCGCATGGTCCGCCGCCTCAACAACGCCTGGATCGAAGCCCTCCAGGGGGTCCACAAGGCCGACCCTTTGCCCGAGAACTCGCCCTCTGGCGAGACTTCCCCGGCGCCCCCCATCCCGATGACCCCCGTCAACGAATCACCCAGCCCGGCGAACTAGCCCACGCCACCTGGGCCCTGGGCCTGCTGCGCCAATTCCCCAACTACACGTACACCACGCTCATGCAGGAAGACGTCCGCTTCCTCCGCATGCTCACCATCGAACGCCTCGGCACACCCGACCAGCCCGACGACACCACGGAAGGAGGTGAACAACAGTGGCTGGAGACGATGTAA